AGAGGCGCGAGAGTGAGACAGGGCGCAGTGTAGAACGAGCGTGAGACGGCGAGGGGTGCGGAGGGGGGGGGGAAGGGGGCGCAGATTTATTCCTATTCCTATGACGACGAATACATTTTTGCGGCCTTTCTGGAGCAGTACGGCGTAGATTTGCAGGATATTCCTTATCTTCACTGGTGGAAATTCAAAGCCATGTTTCTGGGGCTGAAATCAGATTCCAGGATTGTGGAAATCATGGGTTACCGAAGCATTGACATCACGTCGAAAATGAGCAATGAGCAAAAGCAGTTTTACCGGAAAATGAAAAAGCAGTTTGCGATTCCTCTCCCCCAGCCTGAGCGGGAAAAGCTGAACGCTATCGAGCAGGCCCTTTTAAACGGCGGCGACGTGAGCAAGGTGCTCTAATCCTTTTTCTTGACAGGGTTGTGTAATGAATACACATCGTGCTATAATCTAGGAAAAAGGAGGAAGATGCAATGAAAAGGGTGCTTTGTGGGGCTTTGGCGGTTATCCTTGCCATCGGGTGTTTGACTGGGTGTCAGAAAAGCAATGAAAAAAAATTTGAAACACTCAGCGTTACCTTTGAAGACGGAAAGACAGTAAGCACCGATATGGATCAGGAAACCGTTAGAAAAAATATGGCAGATCCTCCATATAACACTTTGGAGCTGCAAGATTCCACAACAGATGAATGGACGCTTGATTATGGCCTGTATGTGGATTACCGTAACGACAAAGTAGATGCCATTTTTATAGCTTCTGAACCAAACAAAACGTATTCCACTAGCATTGGAGTATCTTATGGAGACAGTGTGGCATCTCTAAAAGAGAAACTGGGAAACCCAACAGAAATTTCTGAAGAAAGTACGGACTATCAATACGGTTTTATTTTAGAAGAAGGCCGCTATACGCTGTTTAACGGCACGTTAGAAGATTTCTTTCAGCAGGGTCTTGCAGATCAGCAGGGAGTCTCCTTTTATATGGTTTCTTTTAAATCAGAGAATGATAAAATAAATTCCTTCTCGGTATATAAGTTGGTATAGTATGTCAAGCACGCTTTCGGGCGTGCTTTTCTTATGCCTAAAATCAGGTGGTGACCATATTGGAAAAGTAAAATGCCCTTATTGTGGGTATGAAATGCCTTTGCGGTTAAGCCAGACGGCTGACTGTAAGGGTATTTTTATTAAATGCAAGGGAAAGAACTGCAAACAGATATTTGAAATAAAAGTAAAAAATGGAAGGCAGGTCAAGTAGTGCCATTATGAGCCGATGACCTCACAGGAAAGGGTGAGATTATGGCTTATGATGGCTCTTTAAAATTTGATACCAGGGTTGACAGCTCCGGTTTTAAGTCTGGAATTGAAAAGCTGGGGAGCATTGCGAAAACCGGGCTGAAAGTAACAGCCACCGCAATTGGAGCGGTAAGCGGTGCGTTTGGCGCCGCTGTTCTTTCCGGCGTTAAGTACAATTCCCAAATGGAACAATATATTACTTCCTTTGGTACGATGCTTGGCAGCGCGGAAGAAGCCACAAAGCTGGTTAACAATCTGAAGGAAATGGGGGCCAAAACCCCATTTGAAACCTCAGATTTGGCAAAAGCTTCTCAAACCCTTTTAGCTTTTGGAACCTCTGCGGAAGATCTTCTCCCCACCCTTCAAATGCTCGGGGACGTATCTCAGGGGAATAAAGAGCGGTTTGACAGCTTAACCCTGGCGTTTGCCCAGGTTGGAAGCGCCGGCAAGCTGTCCGGGCAGGATTTACTACAGTTTGTCAACGCGGGCTTCAATCCTTTAAATGAGATCAGCAAAATGACCGGCGAGAGCATGGCGGAGTTAAAAGAACGCATGTCCGCCGGTGGGGTATCAGCAGAGGAAGTTGCGGAAGCCTTCAAGCACGCTACCAGCGAGGGCGGCCAGTTTTACCAGGCAATGGAGGCACAGAGCCAAACCTTTAACGGGCAGATGTCCACGCTGAAGGATAACGCTATGTCCTTTATCGGAGAACTAACCCAGGGCGTTACCAACACCTTAAAGGATTCGGTTCTTCCCACGGTCAACGGCTGGCTGGAGGAGCTGCAAAGCGCCTTTACAAGCAACGGTGTGGAGGGCGTTGTTACGGCTTTTGGCTCTATTCTGGCTGACGCCTGCACCAAGCTTGCGCAAGCGGCGCCGGGCGTTGTTGATCTGGCTGTAGGATTTATCCAGTCGTTTATAAAAGGGATTGGAGATAACGCGCCCCAGCTGATCCAAGCAGCAAAACAAATTGTCGGCGCTTTAGTGGACGGCCTGATAAAGCTCTTACCCAGCGAGATCCAAAAGCCAGTAAAAGAAACCGTAAATATTTTAAAGCGGTCCTTTGAAAGCGGCGGGCTGCGAACCGCCATTAACACAGTATCTAAAATTTTGAAGGATCTGGGGAAAGTAGTAACCAATCTCGCGAAAACGATACTTCCTCCCCTGGCGAAAGCCGTCGATTTTCTTGGCAAAAATATAAAAATCATCTTGCCTCTTGTTGCTGAAGCGGTGGTTGGAATTAAGGCGTTTAAAATCGTACAATCAGCTACGAAGTGGTTTGATGCTATGAAAACGGCAATCGCCGCCGCTGGGGCGGCTACCAGCGCTGAAGCGTTAGCCACCGCAGCTTCCACTGGTGCCATTACCTTAAAACAGATCGCCGTAGGCGTTCTGACCGGAGAAATCGGTCTTGTCACTGCCGCACAATGGCTTTGGAACGCCGCTATGAGCGCAAATCCTATCGGTGCCATTATTGCTCTGGTGACAGCTCTGGCTGGCGGTCTTGCTTTTCTATGCGTCTCATTAAGCAATAGTGCAGATGATACAGATATCTTGGCAGAATCAAATGAACGTGTAGCGGAATCTTTTGGCCACATTGCAGACGGCATTGAACAGTGGAACGAAAAGGTTGATAATGCCAAAAGCTCTATGGAAGGCTTTAATGATTCTATCCTGATGTCTCAGGAGGAACAGCAAAATCTAACCGATGAAATGGACGCTGTCCAAACTGAAATATCTGAAATAGCCCGTCTTGCTTCTGAAGAGAGACGAGAATTAACTGATAGTGAAGTTCAGCGTTTGGATGAGCTTTTCCAAAAAATGCGTGATTTATCTAAGCAGGAACTTGAATTTTATCAAGGACGGCAAGATGTGGTATTAGATCAAGCTAAAGCGTTATCAGAAGCATCAAATTTAACCGCAGAAGAATACGAGGATATGTCCGCCAGAATTATCAAGGCGGCCAGCGAAGAAACAGAAGCGGTAAAGGAAAAGGCTTATGAGCAATATGCCAATCAGGTCGCGCTGAACAAGTCTCTTCTTGGTACAAAAGAAGAATATAATGAGGAATGGTTAGAACAGGCAAATGCAGCCGCCTTGGCTGATTATCAAATTGCCGTGGATAATGCTGAACAAAAATACGCTGATATTTTAGGAATTGAGCAAGAGGGATATTTTAATCTATCGCAAGAGCTTCAAGATTATCTCACAGGATTCTCTGAGATGCGGACCGCCCAATTGGAAGAGGAAGACCGCTATCAAAAAGCTCTAGAAGAATATAGGCACGGCCAATATAAGAACACTGATGAATCACTGGATGCGCTTAGTGCAGTCGAGCAAGAGCACAAAGAAAATTTAGCAAGAATCCAAGACGAGTATCTAGCAAATTTTAATGAAGACACCTTAGAGCAAGCCGGCGGCTGGCTGCAAAGGATTATAGATACTAAAGCCGCTGGCGAAGACCTCACGGAAGAACAAGAGGAACTTGCCAGAAATCTGATTCTTGCCTTAGACAGCCTGCCTGACGATATGAATGAAAAAGGCAAGGAAGCCCTAGACGCTTTAGGAATCGGCTTAGACGACCAAGGAAACGTAATTTTTACAAAGGGTGAACGGCTGGGTGAAATTGTTCTGGAAGGCGAGGAATCCGCAGACCCAGAAAGCGAAAACTCCTATTCTAATGGAAAGAACAGCGCTGACGGTTTTGTTGGCGGTGTGGAATCCGGGTTTCAGGCCGCTTTCACGGCTGGCTACAATATCGCCAAGCAGGCAATGGCTGGTCAGCAAACGGCACAGGACAGCCATTCCCCAGCCAAAGAAACCATTAAGCTGGGCAAAGATAACGCCGAAGGCTATGCGCTCGGTATTGAAAAGAACGCCAAGGAAGCCGCGGCAGCGGCGAAAGACATGGTCACCGACACAATAGGCGCAATTTCCGATCAATCAGGTAAGTATTCTTTCCTAGATAAATTTGGCCTTTCCAAACTGGACGTATCGGGAATGGTGCAGAAAATGAAAGCCGCTGTCGCTGCGGAATCCTACAGAATGTCCGCTTCCCTTTCCGCGTCCGGTAATTACGAAGTGGTACGGGATTCACGATATGGCAGCGAAACTGACTCCAGCGTTTCCGGCGGGAAATACGTGGCCGAGATTCATGTGGACCTGGAGGGCCGTGAGGTTGCCAGAGCCACCGCCCCGTTTATGGGAGAACAGCTTGCATGGGAGGGATAACATTGTACATTAACCACATTCCCCTCAGTCAATTCGGCGGGAAGCTGAGGGCAAATTATACTGTTTCCGGCTCTGCCGTAACCGCCGATTATTACAAGCCTCGGGACGGAAACGCCTTTATTTCCTTAGGGAGCAGGATCGGGCTAAAAACTATCACGCTCCCTTTTGATTTATACGGCAGTTCCCCGCGGGAAACCAAAAGAAACCTTTCGGCTCTTGACGCTTTATGTCTCAGCGGCAAGGTAGAGCTTTACCTTCCCGATGGGTTTTATTACACCTCTATTCTCCAATCTATCGGCGTGCCCCAGCAGATTACGCCGTCTATTCTGTCCTGCTCTTATGTCTTTCTGGGGATTCAGCACGACAAAATGGTCAAAGCTGTTTCAAACGGCAGCCTTCAGGCTCAGGGCACGCTGCCAAAGATGGATTGTATCCTTTCCGCTTCTCCGTCTGCTGATGCTGAAAAATATGTGGTAGCTGGGATCACCTTTACCAATGTTCACCAGGGCGATCAGATTGTTATTGACGGTATCACAAAGCGGATCCTGATCAATGGAGGCCCGGCGGCCCAGCGGTGCGATATCATTGACTTTCCATATCTGGTCCCGGGCGATAATACCGTTTCATGTATTGACCCGGTCACCGTCCAATACTATCCGTCTTATGTGTAAGGAGCAGCCTATGCTTACTATTTCAAACAACGGGGAGCAAATCCCTCTGAACTTTGACGACTATTATATCCAAGAGGTATACGGCGGCAGAGACGCCGCGGGATTCACTCTCCCTCTGGATCACCCCGGCTATCAATATCTTTTTGAGGAAACCCCTCTGATCGACACAGAAACAAAACAAAGATATCTTATCAAGGCGATCGACGAGGGACAAACCACGGTAAACATTAAGGCCGAGCTTGACCTTGACGAGCTCTCAAAGGATATGTTCCTGAATTACGCAAACGGCAGCGATACTGTGGTTAACACCATATCCAAGGCGCTGCCAGACGGCTGGACCGTCCAGGATCACGCCTATTTTAATCAGCGCCGTACGATCGAACTGGAAGCCGCTACTCCATTAGACGTTATCGACGCCTGCCCAGACACCTATAACGTGGTATTTCGTTTTGACAATAATGCCCGTGTGATTCATATCTACAATCCGGACAGCGACGAAGTTTCCGGAGTATTCCTCACGGACGAGCTGAATTTGAAAAGCGTTAACTTCAAGGGTAAGAGCAGCGGTTTCGCTACCAGGCTGTACGCGAAAGGAAAAGACAGCTTAACCTTTGCCGATATTAACGGCGGGAAGGATTATGTGGAGGATTTCTCCTACAGCGATAAAGTCATATCCGTTTACTGGAAAGACGAGCGGTACACAATAGCGGAAAACCTGCTGGCTGACGCAAAAAAACGCTTGAAGAGTATGGCGGTTCCGCAGCAGTCTTATACCTGCGGCGTCATGGACCTGGCAAGGGCAAGAGAGAATCAGGAAGGAAAAAACGACAATATTTATTCGTTTCTGGAATTCGAGCTTTACCAGAATGTAGTTCTTTTGGATCGCAGGCGGAATCGACGGATTACCCACACTGTTGCCGGAATCAAACGCTATCCCAAATATCCGGAAAAAAATGAAGTTACTTTGTCTACTGTGGCTCCCAGTATTCAAAATTCCGTGAAATCCATTCAGACCCAAATGGAAAAGCCTACCTCGACCTTTAATCAGATCAGGCAGGCAGCGATTGATGTGGCCACAGAACTGATCACTGGTCTTCTGGGGGGCCACTACATTGAAACAAAGGATCCGGAAACCGGAAAACCTAACGGCTGGGCAATCATGGACACAGACAACACCGAAACCGCTGTTAATGTCTGGAGAATGACAGAGGGCGGCTTCGGCCATTCCCATAGTGGCTTCAACGGTCCTTATGACGATATCGCCATCACAATGGACGGTAAAATCAACGCCAGCATGATCTTGACCGGGGAGCTGTGGGCAAATCTGATTAAAACCGGAAAAATTCAATCACACACCGGGACTGTATATTTCGATCTTGACGCAAATAATGGAAAAGGTGAGCTTGCTTCTTCCGTACTGAAAGGCGTTGACGATGGGGTAACAACAACCGCAAAAATCGGTTCCGGGAGCTGGGCTGGAGGAGAACCATACCAGGGATTTCGGCTTTATTATCCCGGTGGAAGCTCCGGGTTGCTGCTTATAACAATCGATGGGATCAGCGAGGATTTTCCGCTGGCGAATAAGGACGAAATTGTTTCAAACGGAGATCTTATCATTCGATCAAATGGTATTTCTGAATATTCCGGTGGAGCCAGCGGTCTGTATCTTAACGGAAATTCCTCTACTGGAGAAGGAACCGTAATAGTAAAACGCGGGACAAAAGGCAAAACAAATAAAAACGTCTTTTATGCCGACACTGAACAGCTTCTTGTTCAATACGACGGCTACAATAATTATCTTCGCTTCAGCAATGCCGGATGCGTTTTATATGATAAAAACAAAATCCAATTTGGTACAAATGGATATATGAGAGCGTCCATTGAATCCAACGGCGACGCTAAGTTCGGAAATATCTATTCCAATGGATCTCTTGTAACCTCCGATCGAAAAAAGAAAACCGGAGTAAAAAAGCTGTCCGGAACCTTCTTAGAGAAAGTGAGAGGTTCAGCGGTGTACCGTTATCGGCTGAAACAAGACATGATCCCAGAGGGGAACGCGAAAAATTTAAAAAGAAAATCAGTCGGCACAAAAAACGAATCAGTAGGCTTGATGTACGATGAAGCCCCGGAAGAAATTCGCCGGGAAACTGAAAGCGGAGATAAGGCTATTGATCTCTACGGAATGGTTTCTGTCCTTTGGAAAGCGGTTCAGGAATTGTCCGACAAGGTTGATAGTCTTCAACAAAAGCAGGAGGTGTAATTTTGGTCTACAAAGAAATAGAGATTGACAGCACATGGCAGCAGCCCCTTGGAGAAATCCGGGTAATTCAGGAGGAAGCGGACGGCAGAGAGTTAAGAATTTATCTCTATGATAACGGTTCTCCTCTTGATTTAACCGGGAAAACGGTATCCGTGTACATACAGAAGCCGGACAACACCATGATCTATAATTCCTGCGAGGTGGAAGGAAACCAAGCGACCGTAACCTTCACCCTTCAAATGATGGCGGTATCCGGCCTTACCAAGCTGTGCGAGCTTCAAATCATTGACACAGACAACCATACCTTAAAGGTAACCCTTCCCCCTCTGCGCATTATCAAGAGCAATTATGACGGCGCGATCGAGAGCACAGACGAATTTTCCAGGCTGGCGGAAGCTCTCAACGAAGCGAACAACGCCACAGGAATCGCCAGTGAAGCCGCAGACAAGGCCAATGAGGCAGCTCAGTCAGCGAACACGGCGGCTCAGGCGGCAAATACTGCGGCACAGTCTGCTAATACCGCAGCCGACGCCGCAACTTCAGCAGCGGAATCCGCAAATTCACAGGCACAGGCGGCCCAAACGCAGGCGGCCTATGCGAAAACCCAAGGCGACTACGCTAAAACCCAGGGGGAAAACGCGGAAGAAATCTATAACCAGTTAAAGGACATTGACGTGGCTTCTCTCCAAGCCGATCTGGACGCGTTGGAAGCAAGCAAAGGGCAGCCTAACGGCCTTGCAACCCTAAACAGTTCCGGCAAGCTGGCTCAAATGCCGTCTGCCTCTGATGTGGGGGCCTTACCAATTACCGGCGGAGAAATGCAGGGAGCATTAAAGCTGAAGGCCAATCAGTACGGCGGCAGCGGACCAGCGGACGAAAAATACGCATTAGACTGCCAAAATTCTAATATCGTTAATGTAAATCGTATCTTGACTGCCGACCCAGCGGGAAGCGCAAGCGAGGGGTGGGGCTTTCAAAGAGAAGATGATCCAGATGCCTATGATGTTATTTGGGCTTCAAACGGTACCCTGTATTTTACCCCGGGTTTTAAATATAACACGCCTCCTTATCCAGCCAATCAAAGGGTTTTAGCCACAACAGATAATATCGCTTTAACGAATTATCTGCGGCAGGAAATTCCGTTGATCAGCGAAACTCCCGCTTTAAACGACATAGACAACGGCTTTGGTTTCGCTTATGAAGCCGCGACTAATGGCTCTGGCCTCAATGGAATCTATCTTTCAGCCGCCGGGAAAACCAGCAATAATTATGTTTTACAGTTTTTAGGCCAATATAATGGAAGCAACCGGCTGGCATATCGAACTAAAAACGGCGATATTTCATCGTGGAATCCCTGGCACAAGGTTTTGACCGACAACATCAACGCTACGATCAGCGCGCAGCACGGCTACAGCGGCAGCGCTCTTCCGCAGATTTATGGAAACGGTTCAGTATTGCAATTATCATGGGCGAATAATTCCAGCGTAGGGGTTGTTCTGGGAAGCGGAGCGTTTAGAGACGCTGGAGACGGCAATATCAATTTAGGGGCCTCAAATCATAGATTCGCCACGGTATTTGCTAAAACAGGTTCCATAAACACTTCCGACCGGAACGAAAAAAATACTATTGCCGATATTGACCCGGAACAGGCTGAAAAACTCATTATGGGATTAAAACCCAGCACGTTCAAATTTAACGACGGCACCAGCGGAAGAACCCACTGGGGGATTATTTCTCAGGACATTGAAGAACTCCTTCCGCAGATCGGAATGACCGACATGGACTTTGCCGGATTCATCAAATCCCCCAAAACGGAGGATTATTACGAAGATGTTTCCGAGACTGTCACAGACGAGGAAACCGGAGAGGAAAAAACTGTAACCCGAAAAGAATTGAAAACCCGCGTTATTGAGGGGGAATATGTTTATGCTTTGCGCTACAGCGAATTTATTGCCCCTTTGATCTGCATGGTACAGAAGCAGCAAAAGCAAATTGAGAATTTAGAGCGGCGTTTATCCGCTTTAGAAAACAAGGAGGAAGCAAAATGAAAATCATTCAAAATTTAGCAGACCCTTCCCGTTACTCCATCAAATGTCCTTATGCTATGACCCCTACCAGGGTAGTGGTTCACAACACCGCCAACGACGCACCGGCGGCGAATGAAATCGCCTATATGATTCGTAACGACAATGAGGTTTCTTTTCATTACGCCGTGGACGATCAGGAGGTAGTTCAGGGCGTGCCGGAAAACCGGAACACCTGGAACGCCGGAGACGGAAATGGCAAAGGCAACCGGGAGGGGATCGCCGTGGAGATCTGCTATTCCCTGTCAGGCGGTGAGAAGTTCACCAAAGCGGAGCAAAACGCCGCTGAGTTTATCGCTTCTATCTTAAAACGCTATGGCTGGGGAATGGACAGAGTAACCAAGCACCAGGATTACAATGGAAAATACTGTCCCCACAGAACCCTTGACCTAGGCTGGGACAGGTTTCTGAAGATGGTGGAGGCTCATTTAAACGGGGACAAGCCCGCGCCCTCCCCTGCTCCAGCTCCCGCGCCCGAGCCAGCGAAAACGGTAGATGTATATTACCGGGTAAGAACCAAGGCGGACGGCTGGCTTCCCGAGGTGAAAAACCTTGAGGATTACGCGGGATTTACCGGAGCCGTCACTGATGTCGCTGTTCGTGTTTCCGCTGGTTCCGTAAAGTACCGGGTACATATTAAGGGCGGCAATTGGCTTCCCTATGTGACCGGCTGCAACATCAACGACGCTGTAAACGGCTACGCGGGAAACGGTTTGGAGATTGACGCTGTTGAAGTGTATTATTACACCCCGGACAGCATCAGGCCGTATAAGAAAGCCAAATATCGGATCGCTCCTGTGGGCGGAAGCTATTATCCCTGGCAGTATGACAATGAAACCGGAAACGGCCAGGACGGCTACGCGGGCGCTTTCGGAAACGCCATCGGAAAGCTTCAGATTGTAATCGAGTAAGGCGGTGGAGCTGATGTCAACAGAAATCATCGTCTCCGTCATTTCTCTGCTGGGAACCATCGTGGGGAGCCTGGGAGGCGTTTTAGTTTCCAGCCGGCTGACCACCTACCGGATTCAAAAACTCGAAGAAAAAGTGGCTAAGCACAATAACCTGATTGAAAGAATGTATAAGGTGGAGGACAGCGCGAAAAGCGCCCATCACCGAATCGACGAGTTAAGGGAGGAACTGAAATGAAAATCAACTGGAAGGTACGGTTTAAAAACCCTGTGTTCTGGTTCAACCTGGCAGCGTCCATTTTTCTGCCCATGCTGGCATGCCTAGGCTTCAACTGGGAAGACATGACAAGCTGGCAGGCTGTAGGGAACGTGCTCTTACAGGCCGTCCAGAGCCCTGTAATCGTGGTGTCGGTTCTGGTATCTGTATGGAACCTGTTAAACGACCCCACCACAAGCGGTCTAAGCGATTCCAGCCAGGCGCTTTCTTATACCGAGCCTAAGAAAAGCGAATAATAGAAAGACAGCCCCCTGGAATTTTCCTGGGGGCTTATATTATTAATTATGGTCTCTTTTGTGGCATTAAACGCTTATATCCATTAGAAGACCTCAAAAACAGCCTTTTTTGTGCGGTTAATTTCTGCTGCGAGGATTCAAGTCCCGTCGCTCGCACCAGCTGTTTAAAGGCTAATAATCCGCATGAATGCTGGGTTTTTGGCTTTTTCTTTTTAGATGTGAAATTACCCTCTGAGCGGATAAAGTCTCCTGTATCGTCCTTACAGGCCAAAAGAACGCGTGTTCCGCAACCGTTTGTTTGTGAAGATGGTTTTTTCGTTCCTCGTTCATTTTTCTTACCCCCTTAGTGGTTTATTATTTTACAATTGCAATCCATTTGCCAGATTTATCCCATGTATAATTCCATTTCACACCGAAAACTTGTAGCACTTCATCAATGGCTTTAATTTCCTTGTCTGCTGAACTATTTCCAAATGGTTTTCCGTCCTGTATGCTCTCTGCTTTCAGTTTTGTTAAGCGTTCCATAATGTCATTGATATTTTTCATTTTCTTTACCTCACTTCCTGAATCTGTAGTTCAATTTCTTGGGGGCAAGGGGGATAATCTATACTATAGCCCGCGGCACCGCTGTTCAATCATGTATCCCGGCCTTGCCGTTTCCCTTGACCTTGTGATTATATTATAATACATGTACCCATACAATTCAATTGACATTCTTTACAATCATGTACCCATACATTTGTACAATGTGTATGTTCCCATACAATATTTTATGTGGTATACTATAAGTGAGAAAATAGGAGGTGTTATAATTGGCTCCAATTAGTGAGGCTCGTAAAAGAGCAAACGACGAATATTTAAAAACACAAGATGAAATAAAAGTGCGTGTCCCTAAAGGCAAAAAAGCTGAAATCAAATCCCATGCCGATAAATACGATAACGGAAGTGTGAACGGGTTTATTAAGAGGGCTATTGATAATCAGATGGAGCGGGACAACGCGGAGGACAACCAATGAACTATATCAAATATCCCTCTATTGAGGTCGGAAATGGCACCCGACACACTCTGAAAAGAGTACCTGAGATGCAAGAGTGCCGCCTTGCCAATAGTGTATCGGGGCCTATTGTGCTTTCGAGCCTTTAGGTCCCTAGACCTAACAAAAATTTGTTAAGTGAACTCTTTTTCATTATATAACTCCGCCCTCCTTTCCGTTTTCGGTGGGGAGGGATTTTTATTTTATGTTTTGACTTGCATTTTGACTTGCATAATTTAAAATAAACCCGAAAAAGCGGTTAAATTCTCAATTCTGAAAAACAAAAGAGCCCCCGCAAAAGCAGAGGCTCCAATGGATTGTAGGCCCGCAGGTTACTACAATACGATCACTAGCAATATGTTACCACGAGGTTGACTAAAAGTCAATAGCTATCTCGAACACATATCGCCTACCTCTATTTTATGCCATTTGTGAAAAAATATACACTTATTTTTACAACTTCATTCGTCATCGGCATTATGAGCCTTGTTTTGGCAATAAAAAAGAAGTAACCGCCCAGTTCCCAACTTAGCAGTTACTTCTATCGCTTTAAAGATGGGCTAACCGTCTCAAAGGTAGCGCCTTACGCTTTTATTGTAACCGCTTCTTTTTTCTATTTGTCAATAAGTTCCCCCGCTTTATCCGAGATGGGTTAAGTCGGGGGATTTTTTATTTTCTGATTACACACCCCGCACCATCGGTAA